AACGTTGGTTACATCCTGACTCAGAGATGGAAACAAAACTTTACAAAGCATGTCACGTCAATCATCCCTCTACTATTTGGACAAGAGAAACCTCATCAAACTATGAATGGTTGTATACACACTTCGTTGCGTTGTGTGATGAGTACACTCATAGGTATGGTAAGGTACATATGACTGACACTAAGTTACGCAATACATTATCTCGAACACCTCGTAATCTTTTACAGGGTGGGGTGACTGAGTTTAAACAATGTATGCCTGACTACTGTAAACGCAAGAACCCTATTGAGGCATATCGCGTTTACTATATCAATGAAAAGAAAGATTTCGCTAGATGGACGAAAAGAAATATTCCATCTTGGTATATTAGTGCTTGACTTTTTGGTTAAAGTATAGTACAATATAAAAATAACGATAAAACACAGAAAGGTTAATATGAGTTATTACACAAATGAAAAGAAAAGACGTCGTGAAAATAAAAAGGTTGTTGAGGATATGTTCTCCGGCAACTACGACAAAGACTTCCGTAGAGGCATTTCATGGGGAAGTGACCGTAAATATGCAGACCAACTCGTTGGTGACGTCTGCCGTAATACAAGAGCATACGAAAATGACTGGAATTAATATGACATACGAAGAAATAGTAAACACACTCCGAGAGGGTGTAGTAAAGTTATCCTTTACGAAAGTGAAGGATGGTGGCGTTCGTGATATGACCGCAACCTTGAAATCGGATTTGATACCCGAAGACAAGATGCCTAAAACAGACGCGAACGAGAAACTTCAGAAGAACCAAACTGCGGTACGAGTATTTGATACTGACCTCAATGACTGGAGAAGTTTCCGCGTTGATAGTTTACTAACCTTCAATCGCGCCACCGCATAATATGGCAAAGAAGAAACGTAAACTCACTGAGGAGCAACGTCTTGCTGCGAGTGAACGTCTTGCGAAAGCACGACTCGCTCGTGGGCATGATGGCAGTCTTTCTATTCATGAGGATATAAGAAACTTACCTGAAGACCATGGGTTACATTGGAAGAAAGTGAAGAGTTGGATAAAGAACTGCGAACTTGATATCAAAACAAAAGAAATGCGTCTGAAGAGAGATTCACATAAGTGGAAAGAAAGAAACGAGTATACCTCCCTTCAAGTTTATATTGCTAATATGAAAACGTATCTGAGAACAGGTCTTTGGTTAGATATGTTCTATGGTTCCGAAAAGCAATATAAGATAAAATGGTTAGTAACTAAAAAAGGTTATCATGATAACGGTGAAGTCAAACGAATAACAGGTTACTGGTATGATGATGGTGGTGTCTGGAATGGCACAGGTTTTGAAGAAGAAGGAGAAGAAGTTGAAAGTTGATTTCGTACAAGGTGGGGCAGATAGTCCTACTGATGAAAAGGAAGAAAGTAACTTCCTAAGTAAGAAAAGATTCAGTAAGATGGTAGAAGATAATGTAAGAAAAATGTCTATGTCTTATATGGATTCCGTAGTACATCTCTGTGATGAGAATACAATTGAGATTGATGATGTGAAGAAATATCTTTCGTCATCTATAAAGGATAGGATAGAATCAGAAGCAATGAATCTAAACTTCCTTGAAAAGTCTCATAGACTTCCCGCAAAATAGGAGGAAAAAATGTTATAAATATACTTGACTTATTAGTCGCAATATACTATAATACAAATAATACAAAACACACAAAACATACAAGGAAAAATATATATGTCTTTTGCTAATTTAAAATCTAATCGTACTGACGTTTCTAAACTCGCTAACGCTGCCGCTGAAATGTCTAATACAAAAAAATCAACAAACAAATATGAAGATACACGGTTCTGGAAACCGACTGTAGATGAGTCTGGTAATGGTTATGCCGTTGTGAGATTTCTTCCTGCGGGGGAAGGTCAAGAGTTACCATGGGTAAGATACTTTGACCATTTCTTTAAGGGTAATACTGGTCAATGGTATGTAGAGAAATCACGTACTACATTGGGTGGTGAAGCAGACCCTGTGAGTGAATACAACTCACGACTTTGGAACTCTGGTATAGAGTCAGACAAAGAAATTGCTCGTTCTCAAAAGAGACGACTACATTATGTAACTAACATCATGGTACTGAGTGACCCATCTAATCCTTCTAACAATGGTAAAGTATTCCTTTACGACTTTGGCAAGAAAATCTTTGATAAGGTTATGGATAAGATGCAACCTGAGTATCCTGATGAAACTCCTGTCAACCCATTTGACTTTTGGAGTGGTGCTGATTTCCAACTCAAGATACGTAACGTTGCGGGATATCGTAACTACGACAAGTCTGAGTTCAAGTCACCTTCTGCGTTGTTAGAAGGCGATGAAACTAAACTAGAAGCAACCTATAATACTATGCATGACATGAGTGAGTTTACTGACCCATCATCATACAAGTCTTACAATGATTTAAAAGCACGACTTGAAGTTGTGTTAGGTCAGGCGACTGGTTCAGGTTCTACTATGAAGAATGAATCATTACAACAAACTGCTGAGACCGTAGGGTCTAAGTCAGTTGAACCTCAAGTGATTCCGTCTGCTCCTCAACCGCAGGTAGCGATGGCATCTGAGGGAGATGATGATACATTATCCTACTTCGCGAAACTCGCGGCAGAGGATTAAAAGATGTCCGCCTTTACCATTGGTATCCCCGAATAATTAGGGAGGGGATTTCCCCTTAAACCCACGTAAAAAAGGCAGGGGAGACTTTCGGGTCTCCCTTTTTTTTATCCTAATCCCGCTAAACCCATAAGCATTGCGAATTCAGGAGGTGGTCCAGAATCCGATGCACCATCAAGAGCGCCAGAATATGAATTGTTAGTCACAGAAGTTTGACTGTTATCCACATTAGTCCCACCTTCAAGTCTTCTTGCTTGCTCTGCTTGTAATCTTTCTTGTTCTTCTAGTGCTGCTTTTTTTCGTTCTTCTTCTTCTTTTAATTTTCTTGCTCTATCTGCTTCTTTTTTCTCAAGTCTTGCTTTTTCTGCTTCTGCAACTTCTTTTGCTATTCTTGCATCGGTTTCTGTTTGAGTCTCTACACCAACAAGTTTCTGTGCACCCTCAAATGCAGAATCACCAAAATTCATAACTCCATTGAAAGCATCAAAAAATGCTTCTTTAGGACTTTTACCTCCAGGAGTTATAGCAAGGACACCAGCAAGACCACCTGCTGTTAATGCCATAGGAAATCTCATTATCTTTGTGGATATCTGTGCTAATTTTATAGCAAGGTTAGCGAGTCCTGGACCCATCCCTTGATCAAAGGCACTAGTTATGTTTGAGAAAAATCCTACTATTTTGTCACTAATCGCATTAAAGAAGTCTCCTATCATTGCCGTAACGGAGAATCCTTTCAAATACGCTGCAGCATTGTCAAATCCAAACTTTCCAAGAATCCATGCAGCGATACTTCTTAAAAGGTCAAGTGGATAACCTACAATCGCTTTAAATGCGCCACCGATACCTCCTAGCACACCACCTACTAATTTAGAAAATATACTTCCGTCTTCACCATATCGATTAAATCCTTGTATAGCACCCTTTACTGTTTCAAATATAGTAAATATAATTCTAAGTGGTGCAAATATTGCTCCAAACATTTTACCAATTACCCTAAATGGACCAAGCATTGTCTTAATTGAATTTTTAAATCCACTAATCAGTTTTGATAACTTTCCTGCGCCTGAAGGTTTAGGTGGACCCGCTGGTTTTTTAAATTTGTCAAACATTCCTACGAATTTTTGATAACCCCTCATTATGGCATTCATAGTGCCACTACCTTTTCTCATCTGTTGAAACTCTTTGGGACTCATTTGTTTCGCTAAATTACTTACTTCCTTACCATACACGTTTGGCATTTTTGCCATTTGTTTCTGAGATACACCCGCCCTTGCTAGTTTGTTCATTTTATTAAATGATTTAGTTGGTTTTGCCTTTTTAGATGCTTCTTTAAATTTATCTATACCAAAAATCTTTGAATTGAACTTATTGATTTTATCAATTGAACCTCTTAAAAGACCTAACGAAAACTTTACTGTAGCAAAACCGCCTTTACCAAAAATCATTTTACCTAGACCAAGACCACCAAGTCCTGCAAGAAAGAGAAGAGGCGCTTTTATCAAACTACTTAAGATTAAACCAAGAAATCCCAACATACCTTTTCGGTCTTTAGTCTCATCTTTTTCTTTAGGACTACTACCTTTACCTCCTTTATTTTCTTTAAGACCCTTTAATGAAGCAAGTAACTCTTTCCTTTCTTCTTCTTCATCTCCCTTTTTCGCATTAAGGTCATCGAAATATTTACTAACCAAAGAAAAAATACCTTGGAGTTGCAAGGTGTGAGTTTCACCCTGTATTACTTGAACCTGATTTGCCTTACTGAGCAATTCTAACTGCTTATTTGTAACTTGGAGTGACAGAGCAATTTGAGTTAGTCTCAGTGTATCAGAATCACTGTTTCCTAATGATTGTGTATCTAAAAATACGGGATTACCAGTTCCGTGGGTGTCATCAATTGCCATGTGTTTACCTTATGCGTTCGTCTGATTTCTTTTTTCCTGTTCTTCTGCCTCTTTTTCGAGATGTTGTTCTAATAACATTAAATAAACTTCTCTTTCCCACGGATGCATATTTTCAATATCATGTAACGAATATTTAAAATGCTGCATCAAAGCGAAATTAGTTTTAAAATGAGAAACTAAATTGTCATGCGAGAGGCATACTAAAAAAAATCTTGAAGACCCTCCAATGTTAATTTATTCTCATGTCCACACTTTTTACAGGTGAACTCTACTTTTTGTTTTAATGACGGAATAGTTCCAAGAAAATCTCCGAGTTTTTCGAACTGAAGTGATGTCATTGAGTTAATGAATTCATCCATTTCTTTTTGAGACCATTCTGTTATTCTTTCGTTGGGTGTAAGAATTGCTAATATGCAATGATTGATCAGACTTAAACCGTATTCTGATTCAGACATACCCTGAGAAAAGTTTGACATAAAAGCATTGTAAGAAGGATATCTTAATTCTATAGATATTTCTGGATTTATCTCTACAATATTACTAATGTCTTTAGGTGGTGTCGGAATATCTATACTGCTTAATTCTATAGTAACATCTGTTTTTCCGTCACAATCTTTTGCAGAACAAACTCCATTTAATGTAGAAGTTTCTCCGACTGACTTTGCCCTTATCATTGTAAATAGATACTCAACATCAAAAGAGGTGAGTGAATCAATATCGACATTGTCATATATACAAGCAACTACAGTATCGAGCATTGCTCTCATCGCTGTTTTTTCATCATTTGATTCATGCGCTTGTAAAAGTATTTTTTCTTCTTTCACTAGATATGGTCTGTATGTTACGACCTTCATGGTTGAAGGTATTTGTACCTCATATCTAACTGATTCATTTAACTTAGGTAGTGCCATAATATTATTTATTCTCCGTGTTTATAATATAATTTATTTATAATCTTTTTAAAAGATTTTTCTCATAACGCCGCCAAGAAGTGCCTCGCCAATCTGACTCCCTCTTCCTTTGTCATATTTTGTTACAGTTTTAAACTTCTTAAACGATAGTTGTACTTGTTGCTTAAGTAATATTTGTTCAGTTCCTCCCCCCATAGTAATCTCTGACATACTAAATGGAAAACAATCTGTAAGTTCAATCTCATATATTATATCATCTTTTGTGATAAAATTTAAATCGAACTGCCCTTGAGCAAAATCTAGTGGACCTAATCTAGGAAGTCTTGTCCTTATAGAACTTGGTATTTTACCAGCATTAAATAATTTCTTCTTTGTGATATCAAACGCAACACCCTTTCTTAGAACTTGGATTGTTACAGGTTTAACATAACTTTTATGAAACCTTAATGTTTTGTTTTGAGAATCATATGCTGTGCTTTGCCATGCTTCAAAATAATACCTTGCTCCAAAATCGTTTAGAAGCATAAACGAAAGATTAATATCCATATGTGAATCGCCATAAGCAACCCTGAATGTGTTATCCATCCCCATTTGAACTTCTCTTGTGGTAATTTGTCTGCTAGGTAAAGATATATCAGTACACAATATATCCATACCTCTATTTTCGCCGTTTATTGTAGGCAATTTAATTCTATATAAATTAGAGTCTGCTAGACCTCCACCTTTACCGATTTCTGATAAAATATCATCTACCCGTTGTGCCATTTTTTAACCTATCATCTTTCTTGAGTCTGAGTATGCAGTAAGAGCATTTGGAATTTTCTTGAAACTTGCTACAGGAAGGAATGCTGCTATCTCCCAATCTGTGGCAGGAACCTGTGCAAAACTACTTTTAACATTTGATGTTAAATAATGTTTAAAACAAGGTTTATAGTATTTTAAATTTGCTGTTGATTTAAGAGTACTATATGTAATGTTAAATTTTGCAGTAGGTGAGTTTTTACTTGAAGCAATATCCATCAACCCATCTAACATCTTTGCTCGTAACATAGGATTAATATAGTGAAGGTTTAATCCATAGAAACCTTTTTCTGCTGGTCCAACTATTACAACTAAAGGGAAAGTATCGTAATAGGGTAAAGTGTCTTTTGTCTTTGGGTCATAGAAGAACATCTGCATCGTTCCAACTATATCACCACCTGTAGGTAACTCTCCCATTAATGCGTTACGATTAATTCCTCGTAAATCTCTCGCGCGTTGGCGAAACCACTTTCGAGATTCCGCAGTACGAGGTGTAACACCAGCACGGAATGCTTCTTGTGATAGGGTATCGAATATCTTACTCATATAGTCTATTTATACTATTTTTTACGACGTTTGTAAGGTTTTATTGGTTTTAATGGTTTGGTTGACTTGGGTATAATGGACTTCAGGGGTTCGTTCTTCTCAGTCCATATTACAAACTCCCAACCCCTGTCCTTGGCATATTCTTCTGCTGCTTCCCATTTGTTCACGTTCTTAATATAAGTCAAACTCTCGTTGAGGTATCTCTGTGTCCTTCTTGCACCCTTGGGGGGTCTAGTCTGTCCGTCGGGTTTTATCTCAACAAGGAACGTCTTACCCTGCTTGGTCTTAACTTTTAAATCCATAAAGTATCGGTGGTACTTCCTATCTACTTCATATAGATAAGGTATAACGACTTCTTCAGATGACCACTTGACTATATTAGGATTGTCATCACACCATTTAAAGGCATGTCGTTCCCATAAAGAACGATACACAACCTTAGTTGGGTCACCTTCATACTTAGATGGATTTTTTACTGAATATCTTCCCGAATATGCCATAAAAACCTTATAAATAGACTTGACGAATATAAACTATTTAGTAAAGTAATAAAGATGGCAGAATCAATATACAAAAACATGACTGTAGTAAATGGGGAATTAGTCGACCAACGTAATGTTTATGGTATGGCAGGTTCTGAAGTTGTGGTAGAGGCACAGATAAAAAGAAATGATGGTTATATAAGAAACACTTTCCCACAAAACTTAAAGAGTAATGGAAATAAAACCTATATAAAATTTGAAGTTGTTGATGAGAAACCTGTTACTTTGGGTAATATGGGTAGTATTCTTGCACCCTTGTTGGGTTCTGCTGTTGGGATTCTGGACGATTTTTCTGAATCAATCAAAAATTCTGATTTTCTTAGTGCATTGGGGAACATGATGGATGAATATGCAGAGGCATCACCACAAAATGCTACACTAGACCGAGACATGGTATTGCCTGTTAAAAATGGTGCTTATGTAGAATTATATATGCCTCCTGGAATAGATTATAATGGCGGTGTAGAGTTTAAAGGTATGGAGTTAGGTGTTGGGGGCGCTGTCGCTGTTTCTGCATTACAAAATGGTACAAACCCTTTAACCGCAATGGTAGGTTCAGGAGCAAGAACACTATCGCGTGGGTTAAAAGGTGCTGCTAATGATGCAACAACAAACCTTGCAGTCAATCAGATTTTACAGAACTTTAGTAGTGATGATTTTGACACAACAGTAATTAAAAAAGTAGGGAATATTGCTTCTCAAGTTACAGTAAATCCGAATTCAAGACAAACCTTTGAGGGTGTAAACACTCGTACATTTTCGTTTTCATTTAGTATGATTCCTACTACATCAAATGAGTCAAGGGCAATTAAAGATATTGTGAAATTTTTCCGCACACAACTATATCCAGAATCAATTGACGAAGCAGGAATTAGTATGGGGTATAAATTTCCAGAAAGATTTTTAATACATATGATGTGTGATGGAAAACAAATATTTCATAGAATAAAACCATCATATTTAACTTCAGTAAATGTTAAATATAACAATGGTAAGCAAGTATTCTTCAATGACCCAAAAGATGGAGATGTTTCGCCTTATCAAACTGAATTAAGTTTATCTTTTACAGAATCTACTCGCTTAGTGAGGCAAGACATAGAGGGTAATATTGACCCAGATGCAAAAATTTTCAATAGGGGATATTAAATGCCTACAACTTATTTTGCAAATTTTCAAACAGTTCCATATAGGTTCGGGGATAATGAAACCCCTGTCTTCACCAAGAAACTTTCTCAATATGTTAGTGTTTTAGAACACACAAAGAATAGTGAAACAGTATATGAAAAGTATACAATAATGGCAGGAGAGAGACCTGATACACTATCCTACAAACTTTATGGGACTGTAGATTACTATTGGACATTTTTTCTTGTAAACGAACACATTCGTGAATCTGGTTGGGCAATTCCTAGTTATGATTTACTTGAAGAATCAAGGGTTAGATATCCTCATAGAACAGTAACCACTAATGGTGATATATCAAGTGATAATGGTTCATATGAATTATTTCCTGTTGGAGCAACGGTGACAGGTCAACAAAGTGGTACACAAGGAACAATCATTCGTAAGATACCAGAGATGGGTCAGATAATAATAGATACTGGAGGTGTTGCGTTTCTTCCGACTGAACAATTGTCTTTTACAACTGTAGATGGAAATAAGGTGGTAAATCTTATATCAGAGTCTGCTCAGTATGAGTCAGTTCATCATTATGAAGATGCTGACGGGGTACATCAAGATTTACCTTTATTTGATTTCGGTAATCCTGACCAAGGGTTGACTCCCATATCATATCGCGAAAGACTTGAGGACAAAAATCTAGAACTACAACGAATTGTTATTATCAAACCAAGTGCTATTGGTCCATTTGTTCGTGAATTTAAATCTCTTATGAAACAAAGATTATAGAACATGGGCACAGGTTCTCAAACAAATCCGCAGTACAGAATAACTAAGGCAGTAATGTCTGCAGATAGATGGTTTGTTCCAAACATACCACCTAAAGTTGAAGACGAAACGACTGAACAAACTACAAATAAAGATGCTAAAATTGTTAAACCAGAGGAAAAGAAAGAAGCAGGAAAACAACCGCTGCTTATAGAAATAACCGCAATGATTGCTGAAGTTGTTATATATGAATCTTTAGATAAACCTTTTTTAACAGGCAAAATTGTTGTAGTTGATAATAAAAATATATTTAGTGGAATGGAATTTTCAGGAACAGAAAGAATACAACTTAGTATTGGTGCTGCAGACGCAGACCATGAAGAAATGATAGTAGAAAAGAGTTTTATTATGACTGGTATTGAAGGAGTAAAAAATAACAATAACTCTGCTTCTTCAAGCACTTTTGTATTTTCTATTATGGACGAAATTGGGTTCATTGGTCGCGCTACAAAATTAAGAAAATCATATAGTGGTAATCTAGAAAATATTATCAGGAAAATTATACGGAGCGAATTTGGACAAAGAATTGATGTAAGTCTTACGGGTGCTAAATCTTTAAAAGATATCAACAGCGTTCAAGGTGGTATGAATATAATTGTACCAAACCTAAATGTCATAGATACTATAAATTGGTTATGTAGTAGATTGACAACAAGAAATAGTTCTCCATATTATGCTTTCGCTACATTAAATATTCCAACACTGAAACCAAACGATGATTCAAACCAAAATTTAGTAGAAGAGTTACCAAAATCTGTTCTTAGACTTGGTAATCTAGAAACTATGCTGACGCAGTCGCCTTTCAATAAGAAACCTTATATTTTTTCACCCACTACTTCGACAAAATCTTTAGACAGAGGATTGGATAGTTATTTTACTATTAAAGAAATAGATATCCCTAAAGGTTCTGACACACTAAGAATGGTAGATATGGGAGCAGTTAGCAGTAACTATTCTAACACTAATTTGGGTACAGGACAAATACATAAACAGAGTCATCTAATGACAGGCACTTTGTTGGGAATGCAAGGGCAATTTATAGGTGTGAATGAAAACGAAGTTCAAAACGTTGTAGACCAAGAATTTGTGATAGGGGCAGAAAATAAATCTAAAAGTATAGACTTATATCCATCCAGAAATTTTCATACAATATCATCATCTGGGACATATGGAAATTTACAAAGTTATCATGATGAGAAAATAGAAAATAATTTTAGACATAAGATTTCTTCTAAGGCAATAAAAGCGCATTTAAATAAACATCCATTAACTATTGTGATTGAAGGTTCTACTTTTATGGTTGGTAGAGCAACCGTTGGAAGAATTATAGATATAAGGGTGAGAAGTAATGCGGTAGAAGTAGAAAGTGTTGAAGGTTTATATGATAATAGACATTCAGGAAAACATCTCATCTACGAACTTAAACATCAGTTTTCAAGAAACAACCATAATGTCACATTAAATCTTCGCAAACTAGAATCTAAAAGAGAGTAGGAATTATGAGTCCCCATCCTATTTTATCAGAATACTATGGTGATAGCACAAGATGGTTTATCGCAACGGTTGTAAACTCGACCCCACCCGCAGGATATGAAGGACGAGTAAAGATACGCATACACGGATTGCACAGCGAGAATACACAAGATATTCCAGAAGACCATCTACCTTGGGCACAATGTGTTCTTCCCACAACAGAAGGTGGGGTATCAGGTATCGGTAAGATACCTCGCATATTACCAAGCGCATTGGTGTTTGGTATGTTTATGGATGGTAAGAACTCACAAACTCCTATCGTATTGGGTTCTATGCCCACAATGGAACAACCATCTCTGGTACAACTTCGCACAAGACAAAGTGTATTTGACCCAGAGTCTCTTAACATAACTACATTTAATATAAAAGAAGAGTTAAAAGATAAACTAGACGAAGAAACTAAGCAAAGAAGACAAGAGTTTACTATACAATTCTTTTTAAACTCTGGTCTTACCTATAATCAAACACTTGGTATTACTGAAAATTTATTTCAAAGGGGAATGATATCCGGAGGAAATATAGAGGATGGACCATTTGGAATTGCTGGGTGGACTGGTGTAAGATTAAGACACTTGAAAGAGTTTAGTGCAAGTGCAAGTGATTTTAGTGATCAACTCAAGTTTATTATGTGGGAGTTTAATGGAACTATGAGGGATTCATATATACGTTTATTAGAAACGGACAGGTATGGAGGCGATAATGGTTCCTTTAAAGTTTTCGCTAAATACTATCTTAAGGAATCACTTTCTAGATTACGTGAGTTGAGACCTGTTAACACGTATAATGGCGCAGTTTAGGGAATTAAAATGAGGTCTTTATTAAATCAAAGTTTAATTAGAAAACTTTTAAAAGAAGGTAAGGCAAAACAAGTTCAGGATGCGCTTGAAAAGGCACAGATGGTTGAAAACCCTCCTGTTCCAATACCTAAATTTATTCCATTTTCTGCTGAAGATGTTAAAGGAACACCATTACAAGGTTTAGATGTTGGGGTCACAGTTGCAGAATATGCGACAGAAGACCTTGGTCAATCAACTTTAAGAGTTCAAAATGCAATCGATAGAGATAGAGTAAACAATTCATCAACAATTGGTGCAAACAATAATGATGGAAAAGAGTTTGCGGGGTTTGTTCAAGTATGCGGTAATACAGACGGTGAAGTCGGTGTCGCTACACTCACAGGAGATTTCGGAGTAAGGGGCGGAAGTAAACCAGACGCGATTGTAGTTTGTAGTGGCGCACCTTTAGCAATAAAGGCAGCGCAACTAAAGCATATAGATAATGCAAACAAAGTGAGAGAAGATGTCGCAAAACATTTAGATACTTTACCTCCTATACTAGGTGCTCCTGCTGCAGGATTTCTTGGTACTGTTCTTAAAATTGTAGGAATAGCAGGTTCTCTTGGTGCTATTTTTCCTCAAGTGTCACCCATGGGTGGTATTATTGGTAAGATTAAAGAAATAAAAGACCAGATTTTACAACAAACAGGAATTCAAGGAATTATTGATGATATAAAAGGTGCATATGATAGCGCTGTTGCATCAGTAGAAACTGCATTTGAAGATATTAAAGAAGGTGTCGAAGAAACTTTTGATGACATCGTGAATCGCGGTGAAGAGGTGATACAAGAAGGAGCAGATGCGCTTGCTGGTACAGTTAGTACTACTGCTGCTAGTTCTGCTACTTCTGCAACTGTAATTAATAATCCTCCGATTACGAACCCATTCGCGGATGGTGTTGAAATTAATTTAGATTTATCATCTACTGGTGTTCTTAGGGGAAGTGGAGCAAATCTTGGACAAAGGATATCGAGTATATCTTCTACTGGGCAAGTAAATCTTAGTATTGGAGGACTCTTAAGAGAATTAGCAGAAGAGACACTTAATGTTCTTAAACTTGAAGTGAAACGCCTTACGACATTTAATATTCCAGACGATGCAGTTAATAATATAATCAACGACATAGTCGAAGGTGGGGTTAAAAAGGTAAAAGCAATTGCAAACATAACAGTACTAGATGGCGCGATAACTCCCATTTTAAATAAATTTGAGGGTATAATTGATCAAGTAGATGGTATATTGTCAGGAGAATTAACAGAACAACAAGTACTAGATAAGATAAAAGAAGCAGGTCTAAAAGGCGGTGCAACTGCAGAAGAGATACAAAAGGTTCAAGACGCATTTAGAGAAAAAGTAAAAGCAGTGGAAAATAGTTCTGCGTTTAATGATAATCTAGAAGATATGTTTGAAGGTGGTAATGAGACTACAGATTTTTTACCTCCACCAAAACTTAAAACAAAGTTCTCATACGTTGGTTCAGTAGAAGAATTAGAAAGAGAATTTTATCTAAGTGTTATGAGAAGCGATAGACCCATTAGGGATGTCGTCATTCATGCAACCGAAACGTTTACAAACAAAAACATAGGTGCAGAAGAGATAGAAGATTCAAACAGTGATGGAGGAGAAATAGGTTATCATTATGTTATTCGAAGAGATGGAAGACTTCAACGCGGAAGGGCAGTCTCAGAGAAGGGAAATCATGCAGATTATGGATTTGACGTAACTTCTATTGGAATTGTTATGGTTGGAGGCATTAACAGAGCAAGTACAGAAAGTCTTGAGTTTACTAATTCAAGCGCATCATTTACACGTGCTCAATATGATACATTAGAACAATTTATTAAAGTGTTTTATAATCACATTCCTGGAGGAAATGTTTTTGGTCATAACGATTTAGATAGACTTTTCTCAGAAGAAGTTGGTGCTGAGAAAGAAGGATATGACGATTTAGACCCTTATTTTGATGTAGCGGAATACATACTTTCTTTATTCGGAAAGGTAAACTCAGCACAACTAGAAAGTTCTGACTTCGACGCGAACGAAGAAAATGTTGTAACAGGACATTTCATAGTACAATCTGTTCCTGCGGAGTCAAATACAAGTCTTAGTGTCACAAATATTACCACTATTGATGAGAATGGAGAAGTAGTACAAGAAGAAGAGTCCTTCCTTGATATAATATCAAGACAAGAAACAGAAATACCTAGAGCAAGGAGAACTCCAGCAGGAGATTTTTCTAGTAGATTAGAAGCAGAAGAAGAAGCAAGAAGAATAGCAGAAGAAAATACAGATAATTTACCTTTATTATCAATACCTCTAGTTGAAGATAGTCCAATTCCTGGTTCAGTCAGACATCCTGGAGCAGTTATACTTGATTGGTTAGGTAGATTAACACCTGCTTCTAAGTCAATAAGAAGATACAATCGAATTCAAAGACAAGCAGGAATCGATGCAGAAAACTTTGAAACGAACAGAAATAGTTCTGAGGATGTTCCAGTAGAAAATCTAATCCCTGATATTGATGAGGTTGCTGATGAAGCAGCAGCAATAAGTGAAACACCACCTAAATCAATATATAAAGTTATTTATGCTGAACAAACTGGTTTGGCAGGGACTAAGAACTTGCCAAACTCGAAGGTAGACCCAAAACAATTCTTGAGAGAAGGTAAGTCAATACCAAGTGATTTAGCAAAACTTGCCAACCTTATAGAATCAGATATAATGGTCACTAGTGGATATCGTGACCCAGTGTATAATGCATCACTTCCTGGGGCAAGTAAAACTAGTCGCCATATAAAGGGAATAGCAGTTGATATTCAAATTATGAAATTCGCTAAAAAGAATGGTGGGACAGGAAACAACTCTTCAAGACGTGGTGGTAAAAATTATTATCACTCTAAAGAGGCACACGCTACATTATTTCCTATGATAAAGAAGGCAGTGGATGAGTTAGGGTTTGGAGGAGTTCACCTGTATGGTTATTTTATACATTTAGATAAAGGTGCACTTCAATGCGGAGCAGGTGGAGGAGTTCGTCCTAATAATCACGGAAATAGAGAACTTGGGGCGTATATGAGGAGAAAAGGATTTACATCAAAAAACCTAACTCAAGCAGACTCTATATACGACGAAATGGGATACTTTGTGAAGAAAAAGTCCTAGACTAAAATAATAACAGGTAAAATAATGACAACAGATAAAAATAGATTTGATAGTAGAGTACAAAACTTTGGTATTGGTAAAGAAATCACTGAAGGGGTTACTGCAGATGGAATGCAGAATGCTTCAGGTGATTATCCAAGAAGAGAATATAACTTTGGTTCTTCTGTAAACAAAGCGGCACTTGGTACTAAGGTAAACAAACTTTATACAGGTGGTGGTGAGATTGGTGTTCCTTTAGGAATCCCAAGACAAATGCCTTCTCAGTATCCATTCAATCAAGTAGATGAAACTCCAAGTGGACACGTTATTGAGATGGACGATACTCCAGGAGGAGAAAGAGTTCTTATTAAACATCGTAAAGGTTCAGGTGTAGAGTTAAGAGCAGATGGTACAGTTGTAATATCTGCATTGAATAATAAGGTTGAGGTGACAGGGGGAGACCAAACTGTTATTGTTGAAGGTCACGGAAATCTTGTGTATAACGGAAACCTTAATCTCAAAGTAAGTGGTGATATGAACGTTGAGGTTGGAGGAGATTACAATCTTGATGTTTCAGGAAATAATAATACAAGAACTAAGGGTGCACAAAAACTTGAAGTTGCTGGACCATGTATAGAAAAATTCTTTAATACTAAAACAGAAAAAGTTCTTAAGACCAACACAAGAACCATTTTAGGAAACGAATTTAATTTTGTTAAGGGAGATAGGGTAGACGGAACAGAAGGAAATTACAAATCTACTTCTCATAAAGATTTTTTAATATCTTCTGAAACACAAATTGATATTGTCTCTAAAGATGTCAATATAACAGCACCAATAGCACTTAATATAAAAGGAACCAGTGGTCTTATAGGTGGTAGTCATATAAGGTTTACTGGACAAACTTTTAGTGGAGGTTCTGAAGAAGAGAATAAACCAAAAACCACCTCTCCTTTTAATCCTGAGGATTCAGATGGTTTCGGATTATCTCAGACTGATAGTTCTGATAATCCATCTGGATATAGAACTGCTATATTCCACGGAACCTTTAAAGGTTGTGCAGATAAAGCATTACATGCAAGTAAAGCAAATAGTTCTGTTCTTGCCCTTGCATCAGCGAATGCGATAGGTGCAGTTGGAACAGGTGCGACAGCGAGTGTATTAATTGCTGCTGCAAGTGCCATTTCTGGTATTATGGCAGTTAAAGATATGATGGCAAACTTTAGTCAAGAACAAGAAGATGGTGGTCATATTCCATTAAACCCTAAAGAAGTTCGTAACCTTGCAAATAATTTAATACCAACTGATGGTCCATTAAGAAGAGATTTAGCACTCACGAAACCTATACAGCACACAGCAGTAGATGCTGGAGACTTTATAAGGAATGAGACTAAAACTTATGACCATTATTTACAGATATTCCAGAGAAAACCTACCACGCAAGAAATAAGGTCAGCATTTAGAAATCAAACAACAAGACTAAATACTACTCTCGGAATAAAACTTGTAATTGAAGGAAAGTTACACAAAACATATTTAAACGCAGTTCCCCCAGCACTTACAGGAAGAAGTAGTTCATTCTCTAAAAAAGATAGAGGAAGATATGGATATACAGCAATAGGTAACTCATTAGATAATAGAGGAAAAAGATTTTAAAATGACACGATTGATACCAGACCCGTTATACGACCCCAATAATTTATCACCTATAAGTTCTAGGACTAAACTTTCTCCAGGAATTACAATGGCAAAGTTTCTTGGAGCATATGGAGATAAAAATTCATTCAGATACATAACTAATGAATTAGGGCGAGTTCAAATAGCAAGAAATTTAACTTTACACGCAAGGGCAATGTCTTTAATAAATGGAAATACAGATAGATTTAATGATGTTCGACTTATTGTAAGTGAAGGACTTTATAATCGTGAAATACCAGATTTTACGAGTCCAGAAATGCAATTAAAAGCAACTGGAAGACTTGTATATTATCAAGTAATTGGAACTAATGGTTTGATTGATTTAGAACGTACTTATGATGTAGCAAAGTATTGGTTTGACCATATTGATTATGATGTTTTATATTTAGATTATGATCAATACAATCCGGATAAGAGTCTTACTGCACAAATTGGTTTAGAAATGCCTAGTGTACCAGCAAATTATGAAATTAAGTATAATCCTGGAGCAGGGTTCGGAGAGAAGGCATCGATAGTGACTTTCTTTAACGGACAACTATCAGCATCAGGAAGTTTGGTTGAAATAACTAATAACAATTTAACTGATGATATAACAGTATCAGAACCGATAATACAACAATAATATTATTTTATTTAAAAAGTAATGTCAAAAACATATAAATAAGAATATGACAAGAAGAGCATTTGCAAAAGAAGATATAAATCTAGGAACTAACTCAGTTGAGATTAGTCGAACACGCAAGTATGTCGACATAGACTTGACCTTTTCAGCAAAACCAACAACAAAAGATATCTATAAAAAGAATGATGCTGCAGCAGTTAAACAAGCAGTAAAAAATCTAATTATGACTAACCAATTAGAAAAACCTTTTAGACCTAACTTTGGTGGTAATATAAGAAGTGCTTTGTTTGAATTAGCAGATTATGGAGAAAACTTTATTCTCACGCAAAGAATAGTATCAACAATTCAATCTAATGAACCTAGAGCAAAAGTAATGGACATTATAACTCTAACAACAGATGATTATAAAAATTCTGTTGATGTTACAATAATATTTAAAGTAAGAAATACATCTGAGGTGGTTCAATTGACCACAAATCTCGCAAGGTTAAGATAAATGGCAACTACAATAAATTCAACATCACTAGATATTAATAGTATAAAGAACAATTTAAAGGATTCCCTTAGAAACTCTGGCGAGTTCGAAGACTTCGATTTTGAAGCATCAGGAATATCAAGTATTCTTGATGTACTTGCCTATAACACACATTACAATGGTCTTACCGCAAACTTTGCGTTGAACGAATCATTCTTGAGTACAGCACAACTTAGAAGTTCGGTTTTATCTTTAGCAGAAGGTATAGGGTATGTTGCTGATTCTAGAACCGCATCACAAGCAACTATAAAGTTATCTCTTGTTGTTGGTGGTAGTGGTGTGATTGCTCCACCTTCTATTCAAATAAACGAAAACTTTAAATTTAATACTACAGTAGATGATGAGAGTTATATATTTCAAACTCGTGAAGATATAAGTGCAGTAAATAATAATGGTAGTTTTATTTTTTCAGATATATCTGGAGATACAAATATAAAGATTATAGAGGGTCTGCAAAGAACAAAAACATTCATAGCATTGAAGGCATCTAATAATCCTATCTATGTCATTCCAGACAAAAATATGGATATGTCTACCGCAATAGTAAGAGTCTACGATTCAGCAACCTCATCAACATTCACTACATATTCTAATATAGTAAATGCTCAAACAATTAATGAAAACTCAACACTTTATATATTACGTGAAGCACCAAACGGAAACTTTGATTTATCTTTCGGTAATGGTTCAACACTTGGTAAAGCACCTAACGTTGGTGCAAAAATAGAAGTAGAATATATTTCAACCAGTGGTAGTGCTGGGAATACTGCAAACGTATTTGAAGCATCACAACAGGTATTCATAAATAATGTCGGATATACTCTTTCTGTAACAACTAATTCTGCCGCTGTTGGTGGTAGTTCAAAAGAAGGGATAGAAAGTATTCGTAAGAATGCTCCATTCCAATATGCATCACAGAACAGAATGGTAACTGCTGCAGATTACTCTGCGTTGATACTTAAAAACTTCTCAACATTCATTAGTGATATACAATCCTTTGGTGGAGAAGATGCACTAGAACCAGAATTTGGTGTGGTATTCGTTTCAATACTATTCAATGACGATGTTGTTGAATCAGGACAAGTTGCATCAGTTAAAGAAGAAATTTTAGATTTATCTGAGCAATTATCTGTTGCTTCTTTTGACGTTAAGTTCGAAGACCCTATAAAAACGTTTATTGAAGTTACCACCTTTTTTCAATTCAATGACAACTTAACTACCCTTTCTAGGAACACAATAGAAGGAGAGGTTAATTCAGTCATAGATAATTACTTCACAAACAACACTGGTAAGTTTGGTCAATCATTTAGAAGGTCAAACTTATTATCTTTGGTAGATTCTACAAGTGCCGCAGTATTATCATCAAGACAAGAAATAAAAATGCAAAGAAGGTTCACACCTACTCTTACAGCAATACAAAATCATACCCTTAGATATGCTGCACCTATAGCAGCAGCGGATGATGAATTTTATAGGATTACTTCTGACACATTTATTTTTAGAGGAAATGTCTGTGTAATACGAAACAGATTAAAATCAAATATTCTTGAAATATTTAATACTAATTCTGGTACAGTAATTATTGATAATATTGGAGACTATTCTAATGATGTAGTAAGGTTAGTTGGTCTTCAAGTTGACTCTTTAACTTCAGGTGATTCGTTTTTAAAACTAAGTGCAGTTCCCGCAAATCAAAGTGCAATATCTCCTCTAAGACAAGACGTTTTAGTTTTAGATAGTTCTAAAACTTTCACAAAGGTTGTTGACGTATTAGATGGAGTTAATACCTAATGTCTACAAATAAGGACATAACACTTTTAGATTATAATAGGAGAGAACTTTCTTTACCTAAATACTCTGTAAAGGAAATCCTTCCTGAGTTCTTTCGTACAGAGTATCCTAGATTAATAACTTTACTTGATCAATACTATCATTTTGAGGACTCAAATTCATCCCCATCTAAACTTGTTAATGAACTATTTAAAACAAGGGATATATCTCAAACAGACTTAAACCTCCTTTCATTTATTGAAGATGAATTGTTATTAGGTCAGTCTTTCTTTGAGGGGTTTCAAGATAAACGCGCAGCGTCTAAATACTCAAGTATATTATTTAGGTCAAAGGGTACGAAATATTCTATACAACAATTCTTCAGAACTTTCTTTGGAATTGACCCTGATATTATATACACAAAGAAAAACATATTTAATGTTGGTGATAAAATTGGAACTACTAGCGAAAAGTATATAACAGATAACAAGTTATATCAAAGACATGCAATACTTATTAAGTCAGAACTTACTCAAGATAAATGGAGAGATGTATACAAACTCTTCGTTCATCCTGCTGGAACTTACTTAGGTTCACAGATACAAATAGTAAGTTCTGCTTTAGATACTATACTTGCTCCGGAGGTGATTCTAGCACCTCCCCCACCATTCGCGGTTCATAGTTCAGCATCCTTTGCTACTTCTGCATTTATAGACCATACTTCTATTGTAACAGATACTGCAGCAGATGGGTCAACTAGCACAAGTAGAATACGACCAGAAATTACCAGTATGATATTTGATAGAAATAGTGGCATAACTATTGAACAGATAAATAATCAGTATGATAGTTTACGAGAAGCACAAGTTGCTACATCACCAACCTTTGATGATACTAGTATTGACTTCTCAAATGACTTCGCATTCGAAACATTAGACCAAGGTAAACACGAATAATTAAAAATATAAGTCAATAACTATTATAAATAGAATAAAGAATTAGGAATATTATAAATGGCAAAACAAATATTAAATAAGGGAAGTTCAGCGAATGACGGCAATGGCGATACACTCCGTCAAGGTGCGCAAAAGATTAACGAAAACTTTACTGAACTCTATACAATATTAGGTGGTGATAGTTTAACTAATGCCGTAAGGTTTAATGCCACTGGAGTAGAGTTTGAGGGTAGCGGCAATGATGATGCTCACGAAACAACACTTACTGTAGTAACTCCAACTGCAGATAGAACGATTACTCTCCCTAACGCTACAGGTACAGTTGTTCTCCATGATGCGACTCAAACACTTACGAACAAGACATTAACAAGTCCTATATTAACTAATGCTGTATTAAACCCTACTGCAACTACTGCAGGTAAGATAGAATTTTTAGAAGGTACAAATAACGGCACAAACAAAGCAACACTGATTGGTCCATCTTCAACCGCAGATGTCACATTAACATTACCTTCTGCAACTGATACATTGATTGGTAAAGCAACAACAGACACACTTACAAACAAGACGTTAACATCACCTAAGATTGGTACTGAGATACAAGACGCAAGTGGTAATGAACTCGTTGAGATAACCTCGACAGGAAACGCAGTAAATCATTTCAAAATTACAAATGCCGCAACAGGAAATAACCCTACTTTAGAAGCAGCAGGTTCAGATAATAATGTTGGTCTTAACGTTGCGAGTAAAGGTACAGGACTTGTTACGGTAACAACAGGTTCTGCATTCTCATCAGGCACTTCTTCAATTATTACTGAAGGTAATGGGCATATAATGTCTTTGTCTAAAACTACACATATTTTTAATAGCAGTGCAGGTACTTATGCTTCATCTCTTGCAAACGGAACTCAAGGACAAATAATATTTGCTATAAATAAAAACTCAAGTACAGTAACAATAACCCCTGCAAACTTTGGAGCAGGACAATCAATCGCATTAGCGCAGCATAAGACTGCGACTCTTATGTTTGATGGAACTCAGTGGCAATTAATATCAACACATGGCGGAACGGTAGCATAAAATGGCAATATTAACAAATACATTTAAAAGAGATACTATAGGGTTTATTAAAGATGACTTTGATAATAATTCAAACCATTATCATATCGGTATAGGTAGGTCAGAAGAATGGAACTCAACAGACACACTCATTCCTGCAGAAAATACAGATTATGAAGAAAGGTTATTTAGAAATTCTCTTCAATCTGTTAAGAAAGTAGCGGATACAGACGCAACATTTGTTATTGAAAGGTATAATTGGACTTCGGGTGCTAAATACTCTGCATATAGTGATAAGCAAGCAGTTCTCCCAAATAATCCATATTATGTTATGAACGACCAAAACGACGTATTCGTTTGTGTTCAAAACAATAAAATTGATGGAGATATACAAAATTCTACAGTACAACCCACATTACCATCATCAAACCCTTATAACATTTTTGAAACTTCTGATGGATATGCGTGGAGATTTTTATATTCTATATCTGCGGCAGATGTAAGTAAGTTCGTTGCTGCTAATTTCCTTCCTGTTAAATTGGTTGGTACTGCTGGAAATGCTACTGAAACGCAACAGAAAGCAGCACAAGATGCTGCAGTATCTGGACAAATATTAGGATATGAAGTTGTATCTGGAGGAGTAGGGTATAGTGGAACAGTAACTCTTACTGTTGAAGGTGATGGTTCAGGTGCTGTAGCAACAGCAACTTTGAGTGGTGGTGCAATTTCAAAGGTAGAAGTTACGAATATCGGAACTCCTGCAAACTTAGGTACAGGATACACCAATGCTACTGTGAAGATTACAGGAGGTACACCAAGTACTGATGCAGTTATTAGACCAATATTTGCTCCAAAAGGTGGGTTAGGTAATGACCCAAGGGTTGATTTACGTTCAAGTGCTATTATGTTTGTAGTAAAACCAGACGGAGCAGATGGTAGTGGAGATTTTATAATAGGAAATGATTTCCGTCAAGTAGGGTTGATCAGAAATATAACTTCAAATGGTAGTGCAGTTTTTACTGGTATAACAGGTATTGCTTTAAGAAAATTAGAACTAGGTGGTACACCCAATCCAGCATTTTCTGTTGATGAAATTATAACAGACCAAACTACAGGTGCAAAGGCAGTTGTGGATGCTATATCATCAAACGGGGAAACACTAACATTCCATCAAAATGATACAACAGGTTATGGAACTTTTAATGCAGGTAATTCAGTTCGTGGGGGTGATGGCGGTGTCGGAACCATCGCTACTAGTTCTCACATAACTGCGGCAGAGGTAGATACCTCTACTGGAGACTTATTATATATAGATAATAGAGCAGCAGTAACTCGTTCAGCAGACCAAACAGAAGACATAAAAATAGTCATACAACTTTAGGATAATAGAATAATGCCAACAACCTTTACCTCAAATGTCTTTTCGTCAACATATAAGGATGACTACAAGGATAGTGATAACTATCATCGCATTCTTTTTAATAGTGGTCGCGCGTTACAGGCACGCGAACTTACTCAAATGCAAACAATCATCCAAGAAGAGATTGGAAGATTTGGTCGTAATATATTCAAAGATGGTGCTGCCGTAAATCCAGGTGGACCAAGTCTTAATAACGATTATGAATTTGTAAAACTTGCAGCAAACTCTTTAACAAATATATTAAACTCAAGTCTTATAGGATTAGAATTTACAGGAAGCAATGGCGCAAAAGCAAGGGTTCTTGAGGTTGTCGATGCAGTAGGTAGCGACCCAGACACTCTTTATATACAGTACACTTCAACAAAAGATGGTGGGACTGGTGCTTCAGCAGTAAGGTTTGGTGAATCTGAAACATTATCAAGCGGAAGCACAACTCTTACAACTGCAAGTTTAACTGAACTAAATGGACTACCCGTTTCAGGTCGTGGTTCTAAGATTAATAATGCTTCAGGAGACTTCTTTGTAAGAGGGCATTTTGTATTCGTTAAAGCACAGGGTCTTATACTCTCTAAGTATACACAAAATCCTAGTAAAGTTATTGGTTTTAAAATATCAGAAGATATAATAACATCTACAGATACTGACGCATTATTTGATAATCAAGGAGCAACACCTAATCAAACATCTCCAGGAGCAGATAGATATAGGATTCAACTTACTTTAACAACAAGGGATG